ATACTATTTCACATAATATTCATTCTAAGGAAGACAAAGGAATTTATATGGTAACTCAAAAAGATAAGTTCCTTATTTCGGAGAAACTGGATATATACGCATATACATATATTGATAGCGAGACATCGGGTGATAATGAAAAAACAGGATCTGCGAAAAGAACAAATTCACAAAAGACTGAACGTATTATTATTCAATTGTATTCTTATAAAAATGATGTTGAAACCATTAAACAATTTGTTGAAGATATAACCTTAAAATATGTTTCATCTTTGGAGCAAACTCGCAAAGATAAACGATTTATATACACACTAACAAACATAAAATTTGAAGACAGTCCTTCTGAAAGATGGTCTGAGGTAGTGTTTGAAAGTACACGTTCATTTGACAATTTATTTTTTGACAATAAATTGATCGCAATGGACAAGATTAATCATTTCTTGAAAAACAAAGAATGGTATTACAATAAAGGTATACCATATTCACTTGGAATTGGTATTCATGGACCTCCAGGTACTGGCAAAACGTCTTTTATAAAAGCAATAGCAACTTATACTCAACGAAATATTATATGTATATCTTTGAAATTAATTAGGACTAAAAAACAATTGGATAATATCTTTTTTGAAGAGCGATACAATGATGATAATAAGCGACACAGTATTACATTTGACAAAAAGATTATTGTATTTGAGGATATTGACTGTATTGGTGATATTGTGATGGATAGAGAAAAGAAGAAGAATAAGAATAAGAATAAAAATGGTGAAGATTATAGTCTTGGTCTAGGACGAAAATTGAATTTGGATGAGATGACAATGACTTCCAAAGTCAATATGGGGGACCTACTTGAGACCATTGCGGAAATGGATGAATCATCAAAGAAGGGAATTATGACAAGTGCTACTCCTAAGGCACTAATAGATGATGAACCTATTACATTGGATGATATATTGAATCTATGGGATGGCATTCGTGAAACACCTGGGCGAATTATGATCATATCGTCAAACCATTATAATGATTTAGACCCCGCGTTAAAACGCCCCGGGCGCATCGATATCACATTGGAACTGTCTTATGCAAGTAGGCAAGTAATTTCCGAAATATACAAGCACTTGTTTGAATTAGATATTGACCCAACTGTACTAGAACAAATTAATGATAAGTTTTATTCACCCGCCGAAATAATTAATATTTACATGAATGAGGAGCAGAACAAGGAACGGTTTGTAAAACGATTACAAATGAATGAGCATGTCTAATTCCACCTTTCATAACTTCGTGAAAAAGGTGGAGTCAAACTATCTAGTTTGGAATGTGTTGGTTTTTGAGTTTGTTTTGTTTTGGGAGGTTTGGCTCCACTTTTTTCCGCTTCGCTTATAAAGGTGGATTTAAAAACCAAAGAATCCTTTGCGTTTCTTAGTCTTCTTGCCCCGCTTCCGTTTGGATTTGGTCTTTTGTTTACTAGAAGAACTTTTTGAAGAACTTTCCGCAGAACTTTCTTCGTCTTTGCCTTCTTTATCTTTCTTTGTATCAGCAGGTCTGTAACGTAAAAACCATGAATCGTATTCAGCAGTTCCCTTTTTATTTTTCAGTTCTTTGAATTTTTCTGCTTTCTCAGCGCGCATTTCTTCGATCGTTTCCTGGTGACCCATACAATTGATCGAGAAACGTCGCAATACACCTTTTTGCGACAACCGATTCTTCGCCTGCACTTCAAACAAATACTTGGACATACACAAAATACGATCCTTATCATAATATGGTCTATCCGCATACAAAAACGCCAAATAAAAACTCAACATGGTGTCAATTGTCGCCACTTTAACGTCATATCCATCCTCTTTAACAATATTGTAACTATGGCACGCTAGTGGTTCGTAAATAAACACAACCGTATCGTTGCCAACTTGGATCTCATAATGTGGGGCAATAATTTCACCCACTGAAGGACGCTTAATAATTTTCACATTTTTGATATTAATGTCATTTAATCGCTCCTTTATAATTTGCGCAGTAACCAATGGTTCCTCAGACAAGACATCAAAATCGGGAATCTTTTGTAACTTTCGCTGTAAATGGTGAGGCATATATTTAGAGTAAATAGATATAGCGTAACCACCAAAAAAGACCACACCTTGATCTACTAAAGTTTTCTGAACATTTTCATAGATCTCATCTCCTTTCTTCTCATCCGCCATTTTACGTTGGAAGTCGACATGCGCACACTGGTTTGCCGTCAATGGATAATTCTTATTAAGCAGGGTTAAGCGCTTCATGACCTTCTCCCAACGCGATACGTCTCCGGCGGGGCGTGATAGTTCTAAATACATTCCCATTCGAAGCAAATTGGGAGGCGCATACAATACACCTGATATTTTAATCGCCTCCTTCTTAATCGCATTGAAAAGTTCCTTGGGTAACATAGTAATATCGGCAACAGGAATAAAATTCACAAACACCTTAAATGTGCCATAATGCTGCCCTGATTTGGCTTCCACTTCAACAAATCCCTCCTTCACGTAAATATCGGACAATTCTTGGGCGTCACTCAGTGCGTTTGAACTGTAAAAATCGTAGTCAGGGATTTCAATGTCCTTGTTATAGAATTGGTCTTGTTTGGGTAATATATTGTTGATTGCGGTACCACCATAGCAAATCAGTTTTTTCTTACGTATAAAGTTCTCTACAATTGTAATTATGCGTTTAATGTCCGGCGAATTTGCGTCCTTTCTGCCTTGCCGCTCTTCTGCTTTGTCCACAGCAGAACGAAGGATCGCCAATTCACATTCTTCAAAATTCATAGTTGGATTACATATTCCTTTGTCCTTTTTCATAATAATATTATAATATATACAGTTAAAATATTATTTTGGTAATTGTATTTTGGTAATTAGTAGATTGTATTTACACCTTTGCACATTCTAAATGCCGTCCAGAGGTCGGCATCTTTGAACGTGCTTAGGTAACTGTCACTTTGCAACTGATACATCACCTTTTACAACCAAGAAATCGCCGAAGGCGATTTCAGGTTATATAATCGGCGTTTTAAATGTGCAAAGGTTTAAACCTTTAGTTCATAATAATCTGTTTTTAGAACTCTATCATTGTAATACAACTTAGGATCTTGTACTGGTGGATCCTTCAGAGTAACTACTTGTGGTCTCATTCCCTCCGGTTTTAAAACAAACGCTTTGCCCTTTTCATTAAAGAAGAAGTCGTTTTCTTCTACATTAGCGTCGACTTTCTGATATCGCATGGCGAGCATTTGGATGCCCATTTCACGCATAACAAGAGCACTCGGATTGTCTGGACTGGAACCCTTATTTGGAAGACCAATTGACATTGTTCCGCTATTTTGAAGAATTAATTCATCCGGGGTTTGCGTATATTGTATATCATCATATCTTAATAATTGCATATTTGGTGAATTACTTGTCATATTTACAAACTCATAAAAATTACTACAATCTTCCGATTCTGAACAATCTTTACATAAACAAGTTGGGTTACTTCTGTCTACAATAAGAATAATTTTACCTAACATTTTAGAAATATTAATAGATCCAAAATTAGTATTATTAGCGACATCGGTTTGCTCGTAACTAAAACTAGGTCCCATTAATAACCCTTTGCCGTTTAATCCATCAAAGATCTTACTCAAGTTTTTGTACATCGCCGTATTTTCACTCTTTATTCGCAAATGGAAAATAATTGGATCATTTGGGTTCGGAACAGTTTCTGAAAATGCGGTATTTTCAATCGTTGTTACTACATCACTAAACTTAACATAATTAAATGTCTCCTTGACGCAGTATTTATCAACAGTGGATGTGGCGACAACGGGTTGATCGTCAATTGAGTATATTTCAAAATCAAGACCACGAACTCCTTGTTTTAGTAGATCATTTAATCCACATAATGAAACATAATCGTTTCTATAATCACCGCCACTGCAGCAATTATACGCTGATTTAATATAATAATAACACAGAGGAAATAACTCGGATTGTCCGTCTGAAGTAGAACCATTAAAACTCAAGGACGAGATCGCTGTATTTTTTTCTCCATAAACATTATCCATCACATTACAATTGCGCGTATTCTTACTACTCGCCATTTTACGAAATATTGTCATACCTAATAAAATTCCAATAATACACCCAGCAACAACTCCGGCGTTACCCATAACTGCCTGACCCACTACACTTAGCATAATTGTTATGATTAATATTATAGCAATACCGCCAACAGTACCTGCGCCGCTATAATAGAAATAATATAAAAACGCTAATATAATAACAAAAAATGTCAAAAATGTTAGCAGTGTAACTGCTGTATTTTCTTTCATTTCTAACAATTCATTTACAACTGCTCCTCCTTTTGCTTTCGCTATCTCGAATTCTTTACTAATATTTGGTTGTTGGTTTGACATGATTCTTTATATAATATATTATTGTATAAAATAATAAATAATTAAATTATATTCAAATATTAATTTTAATTTTATATAATGCCGTTTATAATTAGTTAAAAAAATAATATGTTAGTATTATAATTACAATTAAATGCCAGGAGGACTAATGAATCTTGTATCAGTTGGACAACAAAATATTATTTTAAATGGAAACCCTTCTAAAACGTTTTTTAAAACAACTTACGCTCATTATACTAATTTTGGTCTTCAGAAATTTCGAGTAGACTTTGAAGGTTCTAAAACATTGCGTTTATCTGAGGAGTCTACTTTCACTTTCAAAATACCTAGATACGCCGATTTGCTTATGGATTGCTATTTGTCGGTTGCGTTGCCTAGCATTTGGAGTCCGATTATACCACCTCAACAAGATGCTCCTATTGAAACTCAAATATGGGCGCCATATGAATTCAAATGGATTGAGAATTTAGGCGCCAAAATGATTTCAAAAATCAGTATTACATGTGGTAATTATACACTTCAAGAATATTCCGGTGATTATTTATTGGCGGCAGTACAGCGTGATTTTTCTACTGATAAGAAAGAACTATTTGATGCCATGACGGGTAACACAAATGAACTAAATGATCCCGCCAACGCTGGATCGCGTGTTAACTCATATCCGAACGCATTTTACACTGACTCCTTAGCAGGTCCCGAACCGTCCATTCGTGGGCGTATTTTATATATTCCGCTAAACAATTGGTTTGGATTAAAGTCGCAAATGGCGTTTCCATTGACGTCACTTCAATACAATGAGTTACATATTGTCGTCACATTAAGACCGGTTAACCAAATATTCCAGATTCGTGATGTGTTTGATTATACATACAATTTTCCTTATGTGGCGCCCAATTTTAATGCCTGGTATATGCAGTTTTATCGTTTCTTACAACCACCACCCGATGTTGAAGTTGGTATTTCATCCTACCTAGATACTAGAACACTGTGGAACGCCGATGTACATTTGAATTGTACATATTGTTTCTTATCTAATGATGAAGAGCGCCTCTTTGCTTTGGAAGAGCAAAAATATTTGATTAAACAGGTACATGAGCAGCGATTTTATAATGTGACAGGTCCTAATAAAGTGGAATTGGATTCACTTGGAATGGTTTCCAATTGGTTGTTTTATTTTCAACGCAGTGACGCCAATTTAAGAAACGAATGGTCGAATTACTCGAATTGGCCTTACGGTTACATGCCTTTGGATATTATTCCCGCTTCAGCAGAAGGGAATTTTATAGTTTATAGAACAGATTCAAATGGTAACTCAGTGGCAACTCCGATTGGTCCAGGTGTGAATGTAAATGGCAACCTGACTGGTCTGCTAATTACGTCCCTTTATTCTCCTGAAAATGATAAGCAAATATTGGTTGGGATGGGTATTTTATTAGATGGATCCTATCGCGAAAATATTCAACCAGCGGGTGTTTATAATTATATTGAAAAATATACTAGGACTAGTGGTAATGCACCACAGGGTCTTTATTGCTACAATTTTGGAATCCATTCTAATAATTCAAATTTACAACCATCGGGAGCAATAAATATGAATCGGTTTACACAAATTGAATTGGAATTCACGACAATTATCCCGCCTCTCGATCCATTGGCGCAGAGTTTAACCATTTGCGACCCACAAACAGGCGGCATTATTGGTGTCAATAAACCTACATGGCGCATTTATGATTACAATTTTAACATGGTGTTGTTTGAAGAGCGGATCAATATTGTTTACTTTCTTGGCGGCAATGTGGGTCTTATGTATGCGACCTAGACAACCTCAAGAACCAAACTATCAAAAATGTTTTGCCTCCACCTTTTTTTAAAAGGTGGAATTTGCCGGGGTTGGTCCGATATCATAAAATACCCCAGTAACTGTTGTGGTTACGGGATAAAAAGGCGCTGTTCTATACTCTTCTGGCGCTGCCGAATACTTATACGCTAATTCATCATTGACCATTTGTGCCTGCTTATCATACGTCTCTTCCCATACAGGGATCCCTTGATATGGTCTTACAAGTTCGGCATCTTTATTAATAACTGTCGCATTTGTGCCAATATCGGTGGTCAACACTGAGTATTGTGGTGTCTGATTATACGTCAATATTCCAGCGTCATTATCAGCGCTGGGTTCATCTTCCACCTTATCTACTTGTTTTTTAGTTGGTGGTTTTAGCAATGATTCGCATCCATATTGCTGACAATCTATATCATCGGCGCATTGTTGTCCTGTTTTAGAACATGTAGCAGTTGACGGATTACAAAAATTAGAACAAGTATAATTTGTATTAATTGGTAAGTCAACACTGTGACTAGTTAATGGCGTATTGGGATTGTCATATGATGATGTATTATATGTATTTGGTTCAAAACCTTCCTTTCCTTTCATTCCTTTCATAGTCACGATGTTAGTACCATTAAAAATATAATAATTATTAATTAGGTAACGGAACCAATTCATGATTAACCACGCAAATAAAATACATAACGCCGCTAATAAAATATTGGTTCTATTCTCTTTAAAAAATGATGATATTGTTGATAAATTCATTATACAATATGAAAATAATTTATATTTAAGGAATGGGATAATAAATTTAATATATATTTATTATAAATAATGTCAACAGAAGCAATAGATAATTTACTAACTAACAAAGAAACAACAAATGATCCTAATTTTGTTAAATTTTTCATGAATTTCGGTATATTGACAGGCGTTATTATTGTTTTTGTCATTATAGGCGCAATGGGTTTATATTTAACTAAAGTTGCCGAGTCTGGAGTTTTACCAACGAACCCATTAGGTAAACCATATAACTGTACAGGCGATGATCTAAAAACTGCAGGCGATTATATTAAAATGAATATTGTACGAGAATATGGGTTGAAAGGATTGGCGATTCTTGTTGGTATGAGTCCAATAAATACATATGCACAATTTGCCAAATTTGACGCCAAATCAATGGAAAAGAGTTTCAAAGGCGGATATATAAGATCGCTATATGATCAAACTGTTAATCCGGATCCTGATAATAATGAGTGGAAAGCATCGAATATCTCAATATGGCGATCTGATGTTATGAATGAGATGGTCGCATCTAGTTTCGGTTTTTTCCAAAACGTTTATGGCGCCTTTGGAGCAATGCCTGAGTGGCTCACTATGTTTTTAATGGGTCTAGCCGGTTTCATATTGATACCATTTTATATGATGTGGAATCTTGGTACAAGTCTTTGGTACCATTTTAAAACACTTGCATCTGAAAGAGTTGCGTTTTCATTGACTGATGGAATTGACTGGTTGAAACCAAAAACTCGAAAGGAGAATGGAGAACCTGGACCTTGGCCTAAACCAGATGACTCTTTTATCGCCAATATTTTTCCATTTGGTCAGAAAGACTTAACCGGTGATGAAATTACTGACGGTGAGAAATTTAAAAAGTTTCTGTTGAAACTGCTCGCAATTATTGGTTTAGCTATATACTTCATTGGTTCCATGTTGTTCTTTTCGCCCATGTATTTGCTATTTTATGTACCATATAAAGCGTTATTCTCTACAAAATATAAATTAAAATTAGAGGAAGATTTTGCTGGAGACGGTGCGGCACGCGATTCCGGGTTAAAGACAATATTTACATTTATTAAGGATGTTTTCGCTTATAAGAGAACGTATCTAATCGTGTTGTCAATTATTAACGTTTTTATGAACGCAAATACATATTTAGGTCCCAATTATCTTGTGGCAGTTGTTGTTGCTGTAATATTGGCGATTATTTATTGTAATATTTTGGTCTCCAAAAAAGGCAGTGATGATAATACTTTGATTCGAGTAGATCCCGCCAAATTAGGTACTCAAGATAGCGAAGATGAATTAGAAGAAGATGACGAAGATGATTGTCAAACGGATAAGGCGCTAATACAGAAATTGAAAGAAAGTATTAACAATTTGTCTGATAAAATATATAAGAAACAAGGTGAAAGTGTTACTGAAATTAAAAAGTCTTACGATTTTGTGAATAAAATTAAAAAAAAGTTGGGTGAACAACCTGCTTCTGAACCTACCACTGCAGCAGTAGAAGCAAATGAACCTGATATAGCAGTTACATTACCCAATGGAGATATAAGACTTAGTCCAACTCAAATGGCAGAAGTAAAGAAGAAAGAGGCTGAACTTAATAAGCAAGTGTCAGCAATAAATACTATGATTTCAAATGAAACTGCTGCCGACAAGAAAATTCTAGAGAAAGATAAAAACCAAAGGGAAGAACAATTAGTTGTTATTAAAACTGTTTTGGAAAAAGAAGTAGCGCCGGCAGCAATTTTAGCGTCGATATTAAAACCAACTTCTGCCGTAGCGGGAATTACTAAACCTAAAGAGAAAGAATCCAGTTCAAGTTCTGGATCCTTTTTTGACCGATTTCGTAAAAAGGGAAACCAAACTTATCCTGAGATGAGGATGTCGGACGGTGCAAACCAATCGGGAGGGGCAAACCAATCGGGAGGTGCTTCAGTCAAATTAACTAAACTGCCAGGTTTTGACACATTGAATAGTGACTTAAACGCTCTTATAAAACAGTTTTTTAATAGCAGTGACTTTGGACGGAAAAGTCTTATTTTGAGCGCGGATGACGAAAACAGTGTTGCTATACAAAAACTACAGTCACAGAAGAAGTATTTACAGATTTACTTGAATACATTGGAGTTTAATTTGAAGAAGGTTAAAGATTCTCAAACCAAATTTGTGAATGCGCTTAAAACTCAAACAGAAAATCCTGAATTACAGGGATTAACAATCAATGAAAACCCAGATTCAACTGATAATGGCATTCCGTTTATTCGATTGATGAATATATATAGAAAATCGGAACGATATATCTACACAATTAGACCAAACATCATTGAAATTATTAATGACTTTGCTGATAGACAGACAGATTTGAATACCAATGTTGAACAAGAAAAAACATTACTTCAAAAACTTAGTATTAAAAAATCGAATCCAAAGATGAACGCTAAGTACTTTAATGCTGTGTTCCCATTAGAGAGTAATATTAAGCAATTGGACACTGATCTGTTTGATGGTGTTAGCAATGTTTTTATGGATTTGTTAGTTGATCGAGATGATCCGCCAAATCAAAAATATAACAGAATTATTGACTGGTTTATTGATTTGATAAAGACAAAGGTTGATAAAATAGTCAAAGATCCCATGTTTGAAAAATTGTTTTCGGGTAGTGTTGCGTCTAATAATGGTAGTAGTAGTATTGCTTCTGGTGCTACTAGTGGTGATGCTACAACTGCTACAACTGCTACTAATACAACTGCGGGAGGAGCAGACCCCCTAGTAGCAGAAAATAAGGAAAAAGAAGCAAATATAAATACAACTGCGGCAGAGCTAGCAAGTGGAGTAATTGGTGGTATAGGTGGTATAGGTGGTAGAGGTGGCGGTAAGCGACGATCCAGAAGTAACCGCACTAACAACCATGTAGTTACCGACGAAAAACAATATAACATTCGTCTAGTGTAATTAATAATTTAAAAAATAAATTTAAACAACTTTACATTGTAATTATCTTTCAATTACAATTTAAACAAAAAATACTTATATAATTTATTAAAGATATGCCAAAATCTAACAAAAATAAACAAAAGAAGAGCAAGAATAAGAGTAAAACTGCGACTAATAATAGCAACGCAGCAAATATCAGTTTACATGTTGGGGAAATAGATCACGATGATTCCGGGTCCGAATCTGATACTTTGCTGCCATTTGTTAGTATATGTACTCCAACATTCAACCGAAGACCATTCATTCCATTTTTAAAAAAATGTTTTGAACACCAAACATATCCAAAAGATCGCATGGAATGGATTATTATTGATGATGGTACAGATCCAATTGAAGATCTAGTTAAGGACATTGAACAAGTCAAATACTTTTATTATGAGGAAAAGATGCTCCTTGGTAAAAAGCGCAATTTGATGCATCGCAAATGTAAAGGCGATATAATCATATACATGGACGACGACGATTATTATCCACCCGAGCGCGTTGCGCACGCAGTCGAAACATTACAAGAAAATCCATCATTCCTAGTTGCCGGCAGCAGCGAGATGCACTTCTATTTCGATTCGAGAAACAAAGTTTATCAATGCGGACCTTACAAAGAGTTTCACGCAACCGCGGCAACATTCGCCTTCAGAAAGGAGTTATTATTGGAGACCAGTTACAACGAGGAAAACGCGCTAGCGGAAGAGCGTCATTTCTTAAAAAATTACACAATTCCGTTGAAACAATTGGACACATTGAAGGCGATCATGGTTTTTTCACATAAACATAATTCATTGAATAAGGAAAAGATGTTGGAAAATATGGAGTCGACCAAAACCAAATTGTCACGCTACACAGTTGATGATTTTATCAAGGATCCAGAATTGAAACAGTTTTATATGGTAGATATGAACACTTTGCTAACAAATTACGAACCCGGTAAACCGGAAAATAAACCCAAATTACTAGAACAAATTAAAAAAATGGAGGAAGAGCGAAATCGTCGACTAGAAGACCATAACAAAATGCTCATGGCGCAAAATCGAATCTTTACACATCCGAATCAGAATCCAAATTTGAATCCGACTTTGTCTCTTCAAATAGACGAAATAAGGAAACATTATGATAAGCAATTATCAGACAAGATCTATTTAATAAATGAATTGCTTAAAAAGATTAGAGATCTAAATGCGGAACTTAGTCAATACAAGAGCAAGTAATTAGTAACTTGTTAATCTAGTAATTAATTATATTATTTTATTCAAATAATATAAAGACAACTACTCTTATTAGTATATAATAGCAAGTAAAACATGCCGTATTACGATAATGACAACACTGACGCCAATTCGTTAAACACCAATGATAGAATAATGGAGGCGAAAAGACAGTTACAGCGCAATGACAAGTATTTTCAAAGAGTTGTAAGAACCGTCGCTGATGTAGACACCACTATTAAGATGAATGATGGTAAGCAGTATTACAAGAGAGTCCATGTTAATCTTTATGGAAGCAGTGGTCTTGGAACTCGCATTAGAAACGCTGTAACTGGTGAGAGATATGATTACAAGGTTGGCAGTACAGAGCAAGACCTATTTTTTTCGGTTGCTCTTTGTACTGGTGAGAATGGCATGAAGGAGTCGTTGTCATTATTCTATGACTCACCGGAGCAATATGAGAACCATATGTTCCAGCAAATTGATATAACGGCGAAGAGTAATTGGCACCACGAGTGTGTTAAATTCAAGAGGGAACTTGGAATGATCGCCTAAACAACCTTAGCAACCTTTGAAAAGGTTGCGCCAAACCTTAAATAATAATTTATGCTTTAAAGTATCAATTATTTTATTAATTAATAAGTGTTAAATTAAAATACTTATTAGTTTGTTTGGCGCAACCTTTTCAAAGGTTGCTAAGGTTGCCTTAGTCATCATTGTCTTCTATTTCCGACACCACAATATCATCCATGTCTTCTGCGTCTTCCTTTGTGTACTTGTCTAAATATCGGTAAATGCGATTAATATCCAATTTGGATATTTCATAATTCTCAAATAGCGCCAAGATCTCATTATCACCGGATGGATATTTGTTCTTAATATCTAAAAAGAATGCGAACATGTCCTTCTTATCCATGCCCAATTGCTGGCACAAATTCTGAATAAATATAGAATTATTGTATTCAGTCGAGTATTTTGTTAGTACCTTTGTGAATCTAACTTCGGCAGGATTGAACTTCTGTTTGTTCTTCTTCTTTGCATTAATTTGTTGAAACAATTCATGATACAAACGGTTATTCTTAAATGTCTTGATTAAAGAACTCATCTCATTAAATTGCCAGATTTGCTTCTGAAATGTGATCCGATCAATATAATCTGCGAAACACATATTATCTAGAATCTTCAAATAAAAAGGAATTGCCTCATCTTTGTCCAATTTGCCTAGCACGTCGATGATATTCTCATGCCACAAAAGACCCACAATTGTCCTGTCTGTCTCATTCATAATTGTTAGATGATCGTCAATAGGATAATGATTATTAATCAACTTCTTTGTTATCTGTCGAGTGTCGTCATTATACGACTTCATTAGAAAAATATTCTGTATAATATTATTATTTAATATGTCCTGTTTGTTTTTGTACAGTTCATAAATGGTTGTCATTTTTCTCAAATCACCTTGAATAAAGTTAATTATGTTAGTTCGCATGCTTTCATCAATGGTTGGAATCATTATATTTAATATATTATTCATCTGAATCCTAGATGGTGGTTTCAATTCTATCACATTACAAACCTTCATTAGTTCCTTAATTTTCTTGTCTATATGATAATTCCCAATACAAATAATCGGATTCAATGTGATCTCTTCTTGCCTCTGTTTTTTCGTCTTCTTGGGTCTGATAATTTTAATAAGCGAATTAATTCCACCTTTGTCACCATTGTTCATGCCGTCAATTTCATCCATCACAATTGCAATACGTTTGACCTTCTTATGAAACAAACTCATAATATTCTTGTCTGACATATTGTGCTTAGTAATGGTGTCGATAATGGATTTATTGCGAATATCACCGGCGTCATATTTGACAATATCATAATCCAATTCCTTCAAAATATTGGTAACAAATGTCGTCTTGCCTGAACCGGGATCGCCGTAAATATAGATGCCCTTTTTGGTGGTTAAGTTGTGTTTATTAAGTTCAAAATCCTTCAAAATAGCCTTCATTTTGTTGACCTCTTCTTCTCTGCCTAACAAATTATTGACGTCAATTGTTTCCATATTATTATTATTGTATATATTTTATAAGGTTCTTTTTATGTTGATTTTTACTTAATCCAAGTTCTTCTATTTTTTCTTGTATTAATTTACGGCATTTTGACGAACTATTATCAATACAATAGAAATTCAAAAAGATCAGGAAATTAAGGTAAACACAATCCCGAAACAAATAGTGTCTCCATTTTATCCATTTGTCAATGTTATGAACTAACAAATTTTGAAATACAAATGCATGATCTTTTCGAATAATGTCTCTTATATAAGTATCAAACTTTGTAGTGTTTATATAATTCTTTATAAATCTGTGATTTTCCAAATACAAGTCTTTATTAAGAAACATTTTTACCTTTGTTAGAATGAATGAACTAACAAATTCTTTTAACTCGACAGGCAATTTGTTGATATTCGCCAATATTGTTAGTTCATAATTAGGATCATGTTTGTAAACACTTGTAAACATTGTTAATTCTCCTTAAAAGTATAATACACATTTTATATATTATATTTTTTAATTAAGATTGGTAGTTGTAAAATAGAAGAACTAACAAATTTGTTAGTACATTTATGTAGGAGGAGGTTCTTCAGAACTAGTATCACAAGGATTCTTAACACCATAAGTGATTCCATCCCAAGTTACATGACACGCATTTGACCATTGATATTTATTACATGTACTATATCCTGTAAAATCCATTGTTTTCTGGTTTGGACATGTTCCTAAATCCTTTACATTTTGGCACGCTGCTCCATCCCCCTTCAAATCTACCCAATAGTCAGGACAAGATCCAATAATTGGCGGCCAAACAATCCCCGTACTAGTTGATTTAGCCAACGATACTCCTATTATCACTAACATGACAATTAACCCAATAACGGCAATTGTTAGTATTATTGTCTGAAAAGTCATTTCCATTTCTATTATATAAATAATTATATATTTTTTTTTATGAATGTATTATAATATGAATAATAAAATGGTAAAAAATTGTAATAGTGATAGAGGATCTAGTAACGGTCGGATCGATCTATTAAATCCTCCTGACATATCTAATTTATTTGCAATGTATGATAAAATTCCAGCGAATCAATGTACAACTTTTAGGAACGCGACTTTAGGACAATGGGATGAAACACCATTATCTACAGCATTCTTTTCTAAAGAAAATATTCAGATTCTTCAGAATGGTATTCGCGCCGGCGTCTATCACAAATCCAATGGGCAATATATAATTGGACCTCAAGATTGCGACTCTTTGAAGATTATTATGCGAGGTATTTTTCTTCAATACGCCGCCAATTTACCAACTAAAATTTCTAAGCAAATTGATGAACTTAATAAAATGGTTTTGGAATTTGCTGTACCCAAAGTGTTTGGCGAAACTAAGGGATATATTAAGTATTTGTATGACGCCAGCACCTTAGTTGTACCATTGGCGTCACCTGTTTGTGAGACGCAATATGATAAGAGATCACATAAGATGCCCAATTGGTTTTAAAGCGCAGTGACTGTTAAAGCGCAACTAGTAGAAGAAAAAATAATACTAGCAAATTACTAGCATTATTATAATTTATTTTAGTTAATTAAATATCAAATTTAAACAATTTCTAATTGGATCTTTTTACCACCGCCAACCTTTTTAACCACCTTTGCCTTACTCTTTACTTCATCAACCTTAAGACCATTAATCGCAATGTCTCGCTCTGATCTGTAATTAGTATATTCTTGGTTCAAAGCATCCAATTCTCTTAACCACATCTGCTGACAACTCGTCGCCTTAATGTCTAACAACTCGCGTTGCTTTCGATCATGTTCCGCATTCAACTTATCAACATTCTCTGTAGACACGGAATCCATCGGCATTTTAACTAAATACTTGTACTCCTCATCTACAACATTGTTGTCATTTGCGATCTTTGCATAACCTTTGCTTTCAAGCATCTGGATAATCTCATCCTTCTTCTTCTTACGCAAGTCAACCGCGCCGTTTAAGACTTCCTGAATATATTTTGCCTTGTTGGACAAGACGACCAGTTCTTTTTCTAACATCGCAATTTGATACGCCTTTCTTGTACCATAATATTCAAGTCTGACACCATAAAAGTCGTCAATGATTTCTGAAACATTGCTATATTTCTTTAACTTGTCCTTCTCATCAAACAAATTCATGTTAGTTGTACTGCTTGTGTTATATAACTTCAACAGTTTCTCCAATCCGTTACATCCGTGATCTCCACTCAACGATTCTAGTTCATCTAAAATACCTTTGTTAAATGTTATAATGAAATCCACATTGGTATCCTTACTATTGTCAGCGTATTCCTTTACATAAGGAGCAATCTTTTTCTTTTCATTTTCCTTTGACTTACTCACTTTAACTTCTCTTTCATCCTCTAGTTCTTCTATCAGTTCTTTGAAATCCTCTGTCCAGAAACCAACTGGCAACTCAGTTACGCGAATCTTGTCTTGACCAAGTTTCTCATATTTACCCTTGAACAAGAATCTCGTCTCACCAACTTTTGAAATAGTACCATTGAACCCTTCATAATATGGTGTAAATTCTTGTTGACTTATTTCTTTTTCTTGACTCGTTCCTTGCAGTTTGTTCTTAAGATACGCAATAATATCCTTTGGATTGTAGCACATTATTTCAGTACTGAAACCAGTACCGATCCCCTTAGATCCGTTGACAAGAACCATTGGAATAATTGGCACGTAAAATTGCGGTTCAACTGGCGTTCCGTCATCTGTCAAATATTTCAGAACGTGATCATCCTGCTCAACAAAGATACGTCTAGTAATCTTTTCAAGACACGTAAATATATATCTGGGAGACGACGCATCTTTTCCACCCTTAATTCGCGAACCAAACTGACCTGCTGGAACAAGCAAATTAATATTATTTGAACCCACAAAATTCTGCGCCATACCAACAATTGCCTGATTCAGTGAATCCTCTCCATGATGATAACACGACTTCATCGCAACATAACCGGAAAATTGCGCCACCTTAATTTCAGACGACTCGCGTCTTTGGAATTCTGAAAACAAGATCTTTCGCAAACTGATTTTTAAACCATCCATTAGATTTGGTATACTGCGGTCATTGTCATATTTCGAGAAATGAATGAATTCTTTATGAATAAACTCCTCATATGTAATCATCGGTTTACTCGTGTCTACATAACTCTCTCGGTTGTAAACTGTTTCCAACCATTCTTTACGATCATCCGCTCGTTTCTTATTGAATACCATGTCGATCGCATTGTCACTTGCTTCTGTGTATTCAAAACCAACGAATTTCTTTTCCTTGAAATAATCAACAAACTCGGCTTTGGTAGAAGTACCTAAACCCTTGTAATATTTAATATTCCATCCTCTAGTATCTGTTGCCGCATTGTTCTTCCAAGCGTTGTATTCACCGTCATTGTAGAAACGCAACTCTTGTTGACCCTTTTTCGCCTTCAAGATAGGTGTGTTCATAAATCCAATAAATCCTGGAATGCGCACTAAACTTAACCATTCATTCTGAAACAAGTTAATACACAATCCTTTAATATGCGATCCATCTAGATCCTGATCCGTCATGAATACGACCCTACTATATCTGAGCGATTTATGTACATCTTCAATTGTGCTATATTCCTTGCCCGTTTCTAGACCCAATATTTTCTTGATTTCGATGATTTCTTTATTTGCGTTAATGTCCTTACTATTTCCACCTCGAGTATTCATGACTTTACCTTTCAAAGGATAAACACCAAATATATTTCTGTCTTCTGGTGACAGTCCTGATATAACTCCAGTTTTGGCGGAGTCTCCCTCACAAAAGATCAAAGTACAATCCTTGGATTTTTCAGTTCCCGCCCAGTTCGCATCAGTCAACTTTGGAATGCCCTTTATTGATCTGGATTTAATGCCATCTGTTTTCTTAACTGCCTTGTTCTCCTTAACTTCAGTCAATTGTACAGCAGCTTCCATGACACCCATCTTTGCAATCTTTTCAATGAACTTGTCACTGACTTCGCACTTGGATCCGAACTTTGATGACGGTGTGTTCATAAAGTCTTTGGTCTGACTATCAAACGCAGGGTTCTCAATATCACATCTTATAAACAAAATCAGTTGCTCTTTGATCGAATTCTGATTGACTTTGACTTTCTTCTTCTGCTCAATAAAGTCACACAATTTTCTGGTTATTTGACCTAGAATATACTCGACATGTTTTCCACCCTTTGCCGTATGAATACCATTGACAAATGAGACTTGAATAAATTCGTTACTTGGTGTTAATGCCACCGCATATTCCCAACGACCACCAAGTCCACTGTCTTCATATGCTCTAGGCGACTCTGATTTGTCACCAATATACAAGTCAATATATTGCTGGAAATTCTTCACTGGAATAACTTCTGAATTATACTTGACTTTGATTGTCTTATCAGTTATCGCTGAAATATCATAAACACGCTTCTTCAAAAGAGCAATTAGATCAGGTGTAAGACCATCAATTCCAAGGCGTTTGTAGTCCGGTTTAAACGTGATCTTTGTATACGGTTTTGTCTTACATTTAGTAATAGTTGGTTTACAAATTTCATCCAAATTGTTCTTAAACTCTTGGACATACTTTAGACCACGCACATGATCTACAGTTTCGACTTGTCCATAGGTCGACCAGATCAGAACCAATTTGAAACCGAAACCGTTCTTACCACCGACAATCTTCTTCTCCTCTTTGTTGTAGTTTGTAGAAGTTCTGAGATGTCCGAAAATGAGTTCAGGAATGTAAACCTTGTATTCAGGATGTTCAGCAACATCGATGCCATTGCCGTCATTTACCATCACAATTGTGCCATCTTCTTGAATGGAAATGTCAATATAAGTCACAGGCAATGAATTTGGTTGTCCTGCTTTAACAGCGGTTTCCATGCGAATAACATGATCACGACAATTAACAACGCCTTCGTCAAACAACTTGAACAGACCAGGAATGTAGGATATATTTCTTTCAACAATTGATATTTCATCTTTTGCTATTTCATTTGCGCTTTTTGTTTCATTTAAAACCCACAAGTTGGCGTCAACTTTCTCCACAGATCCAATATAGGTATCCGGATTATCTAGGATATGTTGCTTATCAGTTTTTTGCTGGTATTTATTAGCGAGCGCCTCTGACTCTACAACGTTAGTCACAGCAACGTTAGCAGTATTAGTATTATTTTTCAAAGTTTTACTCATGTTATATATTCTATTATAAATTCAAAAATATTGTTTAAATTATTTTCAATTTTATTTTATAACAATAATTAATAAATGTCACATTCATACATTCATTTTACTCCGGGTAGAAAGGTAGGTCCACATGTAAAAAAATTAATTAAAAATTTGTCCTTATGTAGCACATGCAACTTATATGAGAATTGTCAATGTATTCAGGAAAAAGTGGCGCAATTTAAAACTGGGTATAACAATCCAACACAAACGCAGGCGAACAGGGTTTCACGCGCAATTACTGGAACTTTAGGAGGAAGAACAACCTTTGGTAACGCTGGTGTATCGGCAATTGTCACTTATTTGGGCGGTATTGAAGGACAACCTGGTGGCATTCCTCGTCCACTTAGAAACAAATTTTAATTTATTTTCATTTTATTTGTTTCCATTTTATTTATTGCGTTTCCAAAATAATATTTACCATTTAGAAATATTATTTTTTCTTCTTATAAATTATAATGAGTGGAACTAAAATGACTGTTGGATCTCGCGCCCAAGTTTGGCATGGAACTGCTAAGCATACATCTGGTGGACTTACTAAGACCCAATTGATGATGAATAAAGCTGGTCGTATTGTGTCTCGTAAGAAGCATGCGTCAGCAAAGAAAGATAATCGCCTTGTTAAGGCGGGATACAAGACCAAGAAGGGACACTTTGGTTTTGTCAAGGTTGGATCCAGGAAGCGTGGAAGAAAGGGACACAGAGGCGGTACTATAAATAATTTATTGTCGCCTGCTCAACTCAACGCTGAAGGTTATGGCATCGCCGGCGCTGGTATTACACAAGGACAAAATGGCGGTCCTGGTGGATCTTTAACTGCTGCTTTACAAGCAGGTGGCGCCATCTACGGTTCTGACGCCATCGGCGCTAATTTGTCGAATGACAATAACTCATCTGGCAGCACTTTAACTGGCAATGGCATCGCCGGCTCTGGTATTACTGACTTTGGCGCTGGATCTATTGGCGCTCAAATGAGAGCGGGCATGGCTGGCGGCAGACGCAGAAAATACAGAGGCGGTACGACCAGCGTTTTGCCTTTTGGCGCGTCAAATCCTGAAACTGCTGCTTTAATGGCAGCAGGTGGTAAAAAGAGAAGGATGAAGGGTGGCACTGGAAATAGGGGACCTGCTCCTAGTCTTCAAATGCTTGCTGGTAATGCAGCATAATTTACTCCTCATTCAACCACTCTGAACTAACAAATTTATCAAATTGAATATATGGTTGTAGTTCATGAAGCAAAAACTTCT